GAATAATCATACCGTGATTCTTAGCATCCGGAACGATAGTCAATTTTTTGAATATATCATCTGTGAATTTGTACTTACTTAACATCATAGGGTCAATAACACCTGTCTTAGAAGTACTTGCTCTTTTGTATGCAGTAGCAGACTTTTTCATTTCAAATTCTTTTACTAGATAATTAACTGTTTTCATACTGTCTGATTTGAATTTAGAATATCTGTTAGTCATTTCAGATTTGTATTTTGAATTATGTTCTTGGTCAATTGAATCACCGAAGTCTTTGAACCATTGTTTATAACTAACAATAGTATTTTCTAGTTTTGCCTTAGGCAGATTTGCATAAGCTCTTTTACTTGATTTATCAGTTTGAGTTAATTGTTGAACTGATTTTTCAAATTGTTGATTAGTAATACCGAAATCATCATCTTGCATTTCTTTTGGCGCCATAGATGATTTTGCCATTTCTTCTTCAACTCTTTTTTCATCTTCAAGTTTTTGTAATCTATCTTGATATTCTGTATAAGTTTCATCCTCTTTTCTTTCTTTTTCATCTTCTGAATCTTGACCTGAATCATCATGAGAATCTTCATCTCTCATTTCGCCATCATCATCTTTATGTTCATCTGAATCTTGTTCGCCGTCAGCGTCTTCATTGTTACCACCTGACATTGAAATATCACCTTGATTCATCATTTGTTTTTTATCTTCTTTTTCTTGGTATGCAAGAATATCTTTTGCAAGTGTCATAACATCATCAAAAGTTTTGATGTTATCAACTTTTTTTACAATCTCTAATTCATCATCTGAAAATTCAATATCAAGTCTTTCTAAAGATTTAGACCTCATATTGATTTTATCTAATACTGATAATTCATTTATGTCATTATCATCTAAACCATAAAAGTTAGAATCATTAAGAACATCAAAACCTTTTTTGTAATCATTAACAACACCAGGATATGATTTTTGCATAATCTTATCAATTCTAGTATCTTCTAGAATATTGACTGCCATTTTCAATCTATCATCAGACCCAATTTCTGACCAGTCATCAACTTTAGTATGTAATGCATGACCACATTCGTGAGTAATCAACATATCATAGACATGTTTATTTTTGATTTTAAATATAGGAAGTGTTAGTACTCTATTACCTACATCAAAAGAAGCAGTAGCAACATTATTATGTTGAACAGTAACATTCTCGGTAGCAAGTAATTTTGCTAATTGAGATTTACTGTCTAAATTTAGAGTATTTTGAAAGTCAGTTTTTTTAGTGTGTTTTAATTTATTCATGTGTCCATTATATGGTATTTTTAAAGCCGTGTCAAGCACTTTTCGGTAGCCCAAGTTATTGATTTATAAGAGTTTATTAAATTAATTGAAAATAATTTATTGAGAATGATTCTCATTTGGTCTAAATTGTTCAATATTTGTACGATTTTCATGACTTCAGCTTATCATATACGGCAATGTTTGTCAAGCTTTATTTTCAGTTATCTTATAAATAGTGATATGAGTAGACCGGTAACAAGAGCAACAGCAATTCCAATACCTGGAGTACCACTAGTAGGTGGTACAACATTAGCAATAGGTGATTTTCATGCAGGACATATTTGTGTACCTTTCTTATCAACTTATCATGCAACTCCTTTTATAGAGGGGTCTCCTAATGTATTTACTAATGGTCAACCAACTGTTAGATTTGGTGATACTACAGCTTGTACAGACACAGCAGTACCATTACAAGGTAGTGTATTTGTGAATGGTAGACCTATTGCAACAAAAGGTAGTCCTACATCAGGTCATTTACCATGTTTTCACCCCACAGTAATTGCACATGGTTCTCCTAATGTATTTGCGGCTCAAGGTGGTTTATAATGCCAGAAGTTACAGAAAATGGTATTACTTTTTTTAGAACTAGCGACTTAGATTCTTTTCGTACAATAAGTACAACTGGTGTAGATGAAGATACGACAGTCAATATTGCTTTTACAGGCACAACTGTTTCACTAAATTTTGATAAAACTAAAATAAAAGACCCAGATGTAGATTTTAATACTGAAACATCTGTATTTCAATATGTGTTAGATGATTATTTAGAAAATAATCCAGGCACTATAAATAATGTTATACAATCATATGTAGGACAATATTTTAGTGATACAGTAGAAAATCAAACAACAATTGAGGATTAAAAATGGCATTAACAAAAAGAGGTACTAAAGGAACAGCATTAACTCATGATGAATTGGATGCTAACTTTACACATTTAGGTGGAGATGGTACATATGTAATGCCAACAACTGATGGCACAAGTGGACAAGTTATGTCCACAAATGGTAGTGGTCAAGTTTCATTTACAACATTAACAGGTGTAACAGCTACAATTGCAAATGCGTATCCTGTAGGTTCAATTTATATGAATTGTAGTAATGCAACAAATCCAGGTACACTATTGGGATTTGGAACATGGCAATCCTTTGGTGCAGGTCGTGTTCTTATAGGACTTGATTCAGGTGATTCAGATTTTGATAGTGCTGAAGAAACTGGTGGTTCTAAAACTCATACATTATCTGTTGCTGAATTACCAGCTCATACTCATCAAATATCAGGTTTTATATCAAGAAGTGGACACTCTTATGAGAATCATCAATATAATTCTAGATTACCTGGAGAGAACTATGATACTAATCCTAATGTATCAAATACAGGTAGTGGAAGCGCTCATAATAATGTTCAACCATATATTGTTGTCTATATGTGGAAAAGAACAGCCTAGTCTGTATAAATAGTTAGCGTTATGCCAAAATGGGACGCTACAAATACAAACGAATCTAATAGAACTAGTAGGACTTTCAAGGACCTAGATTTAGACTTTGGTTTAAATTCAGTAACTAAAGATGTAAATAAACTTACAGACGCTGAAGCTATTAAGAGAAGTGTACGAAACTTAATTAATACTAATAATTATGAGAGACCATTTAGGCCAGAGATTGGTTCGGGTATTAGAGGTTTATTATTTGAACCTATGACAGAATTAACATCACACTTTATGCGACAAAAAATATCAGAAATGTTGCAAGAGTTTGAACCTAGAATTATAGTAAAAAATGTATTAGTAAGACCAGATGATAGTAGAAATTCTTACACTTGTAGAATTATATTCACTATAATAGGAACACTTGAACCAGTAGTAGTAGAAACTTTTTTAGAGAGATTAAGATAAAATGGCAAACGCAATTAGTAATAGATTAGATGTTTCTGAATTAGATTATGATGGTATAAGAGATAATCTAAAAACATATTTAAGTAATCAAGCAGAATTTTCAGATTATAACTTTGAAGGTTCAGGTATGTCTGTATTATTAGATTTATTAGCATACAATACACATTACTTATCTTACAATGCTAATATGTTATCAAACGAATTATATTTAGATAGTGCAGACATTCGCAAAAATGTCGTTGCATTAGCAAAACAATTAGGATATACTCCTACATCAGTTTCATCACCAATGGCAACAATTGATGTAACAGTTAATAATGTTCCTACAACTGTTGCCTCAATTACAATGGCAAAAGGAACTACTTTCACTACTACTATTAATCAAATAACTTATGATTTTATAACAAATGAAGATATAACAGCTACCCCTACTGATGGTGTTTATAAATTTTCAAATGTAAAAATTTATGAAGGCACCTCAGTTACATTTCAATATACTGTAGATTCTTCAGATGTAGACCAAAAATTTATTATTCCTAATAATCAAGCAGATACAACTACATTAAAAGTTAAAATACAAAATTCATCAAGTGATACTACAACTAACACTTATACAAAATCACAAACACTAACAGAATTAAATTCTACATCAAAAGTTTATTTCTTACAAGAACAAGGTGATGGTAGATTTGAAGTATATTTCGGTGATGGTGTTTTAGGTAAAGCTCTTGAAGATGGAAATATTGTTAAATTAGAATATATTGTAACTAACATGAGACAAGCTAACGGCGCTTCATCATTTACTTTAGGTTCAACTGTCGGTGGATTTACAGATGTTTCAATTGAAACAACATCATCAGCACAAGGTGGAAGTGTAGCACAAACAAATAACTCAATTAGATTTAATGCCCCTTTACAATATCAATCACAAAATAGAGCAGTTACAGTTAAAGACTATGAAA